CCGTAGGCACGGAAACACCCCAAAAAAATCCGCCCCAAACCGACAAAAACCGACGCATTCCGACACGTACCCGGAAGGTTTTACCGCATCCGGCCTGGCTGACCTGGATGCTGTGGAACCACAAGATATAGATGCCGCCGCGCTGTACCAGGCGGCCCGGGCCCGGCGGATGCATTATGATGCCGAGGCCTCACGCATGAGGGCCGAGGTCATGAGCGGGCGCCTGGTTCCCCGCGCGCTGCTGGACGAGCTGGTGGGCGAGCTGGGTCGCCGGCTTGATGCGCTGACGCACCGGCTGGACTCGGCGTATGGCCCGGGCCCGGCCGCATGCGTGCCGGAGTGCCTGGCCGGGATCGACGAGTGGCTGGCGGCGCGGATCGACGAGTACGCGCTGCGGATGGCGATCACGCCGACGAATCGCGTATGAAATCAGGAAATATTTCTCGATTTCGGAGCCTGCTTCCGCGCGCGCCGCTCAGCATGTACGACTGGGCATACGAGCACGTGCGCGTGCCGAGCGGGCCGCATGCCGGTGCGCGGCTGTCCAGGGTGGCGCAGCCGGTGAGCGACCTGGTCCTGCGCGAGATGAGCAATGCGCAGCGGTTTGTGCTTGTGGCCCCGGCGCAAAGCGGGAAGAGCCTGATCGGCTGGGCAGTGCCGGTTCTGTACTGGGCTGTGGAGCGGTGCAGCCCGGTGGCCATGGGGCTGCCGGCCAGGCAGTACGCTGTGGAGAGGTGGGACACTCTGCTGGAGCCCATCCTGCGCGGTGACCCGACACTGATGGCTGCGCTGACCGGGGCGCGCCGGTGCGGGCTCAGTACTGATGGCACGGGTCACGCGCGGCTGGGAACCGGCGCGTGTCTGTACCCGCTGACCGGCCACGGCAAGGACAAATCGCGCGCGGCCATCACGGCCCGCGCGCTGTGTGCCAGCGAAACGGACGGCTACGCGGACATGCGTGCCAGCAGCGCGGAGGCGGACCCGATCACGCAGATGCGGGCTCGGCTCCTGGCCTACGGAGACCACGCGCACGAGTACTACGAGTGCACTGTCAGCACGGAGCTCGGGTTCATCTGGCGCGAGTACATGGCCAGCACGCGGGGCGTGGTGGAGCACAAATGCCCCTACTGCGCCGCGTGGGTCCGCGTGAATCGAGAAAATCTTCTCGGTTGGCAGGACGCCGAGAACGAGTTGCAGGCGGCCGATCTCGCGCACTATGCGTGCCCCGCGTGCGGTGCGCACTGGAGCGAGCGCGACCGGCGCGAGAGCCTGCTGGGGGCGCGCGTGGTCCACGAGCAACCGGGCGCAGCCACTGTGGGGCTGCGCTATACGGCCGCGCAGAACATGTTGCTCCCGCCGTCATATGTGGCCCGCGAGGAGTGGCTGGCCATGAAAGAAAACTCCGAATCCCGCCGCCGCCGGCTCGCGCAGCAGATGTGGGCGGAGCCGCCTCCGCCTCCGCCGGACGCGATAATCGAGATAAAATTCTCGAATGCCGACCAGCGTACGCTTCCCCGCGGTGTGGTCCCGGCCGGATGCGAGCGCGTGTACGTTGGTGTCGACGTGGGCAGGCATGCGCTGCACTGGGTCGCGCTGGCGCCGCGCGCTGATGGTGGCGCGCACGTGCTCGCGTATGGCGTGCACCGTGCGCGCGCCGATGAGCACGTGGCGGATGCGGAGGCCGTGTATGCCGGCCTGCGCCGCCTCTCCCTGGCGCTGGCACCAGGCTGGATTCGCGAGGGCGACGGCGCAATGGTGCCGCCGCGCACCGTGTTCGTCGACGCGGGCTGGTGCCCGCGTGCGGTGCGGCAGGCATGCCAGCAGCTGGGCTGGGTGCCATGCATGGGCCGGGCCGCCACGCTGTACAAGCCACCTCCTGAGCGCATGGGCCGGGCCCGCCCGCGCATGGGCGACGGGTGGTATGTCCGCCCGCGTGAGGGCGTGGTGCATGACACGGACGCATCGAAGGACGCGCTGAGGGACCTTGCGAAATCCGGAAAAATTTCCTTATTCGGAGACCCGCGCGAGCACGAAACTTTTCTCCAGCACCTGGCCGCGGAGGTCAGGCACGAGCTGCCATCCGGCATGGCTGTGTACCGGCATATCGAGACGCGAGAGAATCATTGGCTTGACGCGGCCGCGCTGGCTGTGCTTGCGTGGCGCGTGGATGATCCGGCGCACACGGACCCCGTGCAGCGCGCGCGAATGCAGGAGGCCATGGCCGCGGCCGCGGAAGAGGCTGATGCTGCTGTGGAAATCGAGAAAAAAATCCCGATTCCGGACCCGCGCCCGCCGCGGTCCAGGCCTATCGTCCGGCGCGTGGTCCACTCCGGTGGAGGATGGGTGCTATGAACCTGCAGCCGATGGTGGATATTATCCGCGAGCGCCGCGGACTGTACCCTGGGGATGTGTGGCTTGCCGCGGACCAGCCGCCTGATTGCCACTTCCGGCTGAGAGAATTCCTCAGCCCGACAGGCGTGGCTGTGGTGCGCAGCGACCTGCTGCGCGCGCTGGAGGCGTTGCGTAAAGCCTTGTGTGAAGCGGCTGGTGAAGAGGTTTTCATTCGGATCAGCAGCGGTACACGCACCATGGCTGACCAGGTGCGACTGGCACAGCGGCTGGGCTGGACGGACCAGGGTGGGCTGGTGGCCAGGGACTCCAGACACCTCCCGCAGTATGGCGGGATCGCGGCGGACCTGTATGCCCGCACCCGCAGCGGGAGGGATATCCCGCAGCAGGAACTCGCAGCAGTATGCAAAAAATTTTTCCCGTTTGTCAAGGCGGACTACCGGGACGGGCACGTGCATGTGGACATGCGTGAATAGAGAAAAATTTCTCTATTTTCCGCTTGACTTTTCGCGCAGCGCGTGTTACTATCCAGGCAGGAGATAGTGTATATGGCGCTGTCGAACGTACAGCAGGCGTACCAGCAGTACGTGAGCGCGCTGCCGTGGGAGCAATCCACAGCGAGCGCGCTGCTCGCGCTGGAGGCGCTGGAGTACCTGTGGCTGCACCGGGCGCAGGCCATCGGCGCCGGCGAGACCCAGCTCACATATGAGAGGCTGGAGACAGAGCTCGCCGCGATCCGAAAATTTCTCGGCTATGACCGCAGGGCTGATGGCGGTTCGTCATGGAGGCGGGTCCGATGAGCTACGGAACCGCGAAAAAAATCTCGATTTCCACCGCGGCCCCTGGGGCCAGCGGTGACACAATTTCACGCATGGCCCGGCCGCGGCTGCTGGCGCTGTCCAGGCAGCTGTATCGGGACAGCGTGGTGTACCGCGGGCTGGTGGACCGCATCGCGGACTGCGTGGGTACCGGCTGGAGCCTGCAGCGCGCGGATAACGACGCGCGCGCCGAGGAGGCCGCGCGCGGCTGGGCTGCCGCGTGCGGTTCCGCGGGCGAATCACTTGATGATCTGCTGCGCTCGCTGGCCCGCGAGTGGGTGCTGACAGGCGAGGCCTGGGCCGTGTACACCACAGCCGGCGTGCAGGTGGTCGAGAGTGAACATGTCGACGATGTGGATCGCGAGCCGGGCGGGGCCCTGCTCGCGGCCGTGGTCCGCGAGGCGCGCGGGAACAAAATTGAATCGAGAAAAATTTCCTCAGATGCGATCGCGTGGATCGTGGACGCGGACCAGCCGAGCGCACGGCGCGGCGTGCCCATCATGCAGGCAGCCTTCCCGGTAATCGCGCTGGTGCAGGACGTGCTGGAGAGCGAGGCACGGTCGTGGCGAATCCAAAGCAAACTGGTCATGACGATCCTCAGCCAGGATTCGGGCGCGGCCATGGGGCCGACGGATGACGCTGGCGTGGAACTGGTCGAGGATGATCTCGCGTACATCTGGCAGGCCCGCCCGGGCGATTCTCTCAGCGTGATCGACCGGACGATTCCGGGCAGGAGCTTCACGGACGGCCTGCGCACATACCTGCGAATCATCGGGCAGGCCGTGGGGCTCCCGCTGGAGGTGGTGATGCTGGACTGGACGCAAAGCAATTTCTCGCAGAGCCGAGCGGCCCTGGCTGCGGCGAATTCCTGGTTCGAGAAAAAAAGGAGAATTTTCTCGAGAATGATTTCTCGAATTGTGGGCTGGGCTCTGCCCGGCCCGTGGGCTCCTGTGGCGCATGCGCTGCCGTGGACGGACCCGCAGGCGGAGATTGAAATTTCCGCTGCGCGACTGGATCGCGGGCTGTCCTCATACAGCGAGGAAGCCCGCAGGCTTGGTGTTGACCCCGGCGATCTGCGCGCGCAGGTGGCCGCGGACATCGAGGCCGCTGTCCGGCTGGCCCGCGAGATCGAGGCGCGCACCGGTGTACAGGTCCCGTGGGAGCGCCTGTGCGGATACGCCCCGGGCAAGACCGCGCTGGCCCTGCGGGAGGCCGGCGCGCGGAAACAGGAGGAGATGCCGTGACCTCTCTCACCCGATTCGTTGCATGCCTGCCTGAGGCGTGGCTGGAGTACCTGCAGGTGCTGGCCGCCGCGCCGCCCGATGACGGCGCGGCGGAGCCTGAGCCCATCGCACAGCTGCAGGGGGACACGCTGCACATCACGGTGCGCGGTATCGTCCTGCCCACCCGATACGGTACCGCGCCATGCACGCCGTGCGATGAGATCATGCAGGCGCTGAATTCGAGAAAATTTTCCCGAATCGTTCTGCATGTCGACTCTCCTGGCGGCGTAGCCCAGGGCGTGGATCAGGTGCACGCGCGCCTGATGGAGCTGCGCGCAGACGGCGTGGACATCGAAGCCCGCGTGAGCGGGCTGTGTGCCAGCGCGGCGTACTGGCTGGCCAGCGCGGCGGACCGCATACTGGTCCGACCCATCAGCGAGGTCGGCGGCATCGGCGTGTATCGGGTTTATTACGACCGCAGCGAGGCCCTGCGGGAAATTGGTGTGCGGCCTGTGGTCGTGCGCAGCGGTCCGCACAAGGCCGTCGGCGTCGACGCCATTACCAGCGAGCAGGAGGCCGCAGAGCTCCAGAACGTGATGGACATCCACAGTGAGTTTCTGCAGGCTGTCAGCGCCGGTCGGCGCATGGACCCCGCAGACGTGGCCATGCTGGCCACGGGTCGCACGTACGTCGGGAGGCGTGCAGTGCTGGTTGGACTGGCTGACGATATCGAGAAAAATTTCGCGACTGAGGAGGTAGACGACATGGCTGACGATGTAATGGAAAAGGCCGCGGCAACGGGCGCCGCGGCAGAGGCTGAGGCGTGTGTGGATGCGGCCGCGGGCGATGCCGAGCCCGTGGCTGCTGCCGAGGATACGGGATCGGCTGCGGGCGGGCACGTGGACCCGGTGCGCGAGGAGCGCGACCGCGTGGCAGCGCTGCTGGAGACCTTCGCGGATGATGCGGCATTCGCCGCAGCGTGTATCCGCGACGGGCTTTCCGTGGAGCAGGCCAAGGCAAAATGGTTTGACGAGCGGCGCGGCGGCACAACAGCCGCGCGCACGACCGTGGAGCCGGTCGCGCCGGTAGTCGTGCCGGACGCTGCGGAGAGCGCCCGCGAAACCGTTCGCCGCATGGCGGCAGAGCAGGGAGTTCCGCTCAGCCGCGCATGGGCACAGTACTGGCGCGAAACAGGCGCCATGAAATGAGGAAAATTTTTTCGAAACAGAAGGAGAACGAAGAATGGCATTGACTGGCGAAACCATTTCTATGGGGCTCCTGGACGCTTTCAATGAGGGCGGCCGATGGTTCGTGGCCTATCCGACGATCGCCCCCATCATGCCCGTCACGGAGCGCGGCGGGACCCTGCAGGTCCTGCCTGTGAGCGCATCGAATCCTCCCGATAACTTCGACATCACCAAGACCGCCGGCGCCGCGTACACGCAGGCGAGCGGCGCGTATACGGGTGTCGCGTTCTCGACCTCGCCGGTAGGAGTGGAGGCCGCTATCGACCGGTCGTTCCGACTGCCGGAGACCGCTGCCATCGATGCTGCGCGGCAGTGCCGGCGGCTGGTGGATACCGCGCTTGAGAGCTCTGTGTCCTCGGCGGCACTGGCTACAAACGGGGGCTTTCCGGCGGTGGCCGCGAGTGCTGCGTGGAACGCGGCTAACGCGGACCCCGCGCAGGACGTAGCTGCGGCCGCGGCTGTGATTCGCGCGGCCACAGGGATGTACCCGAATGTCCTGGTGGTATCCGGCTGGGCGTGGGAAACGCTCCTCGGCAGCCCTGTGCTGCGTGACCGGCTGGCGCTGGGTGTGACCCGCGGACCGGCTGAGGTTGAGCGCGCGCTCGGTGCGCTGCTCGGCGTGGAGCGCGTCGTGAAATCCACGGTTGTCGGCGGGAGCACGCCTGCGGCAATCTGGCCCGACACCACCGCGTGGGTTGGCGTGTGCGCGCTGCCGGGCGACCCGCCCAGCGAGCCGTCCGCCATGCGCCTGGCCGCGTGGACGGGCGAGGGTGCTGACGACAGCGGCTGGGTCGTGGAGACCTACTATGACGAGCGCACGCGCAGCGACTACGTTCGCGTGCGCGGGAATCTCGGGCTGGTGACGGTGTCGAAGAAGTTGGGCTGCCGGATCACCGGTATCAAGACCACGTAATCGAGAAGGATTTCCCGATTGAGCCTGTTCGCCACACTGTCCGCTGCGGTGCTGACGGGGGCCGCGACCCCCGTCAGCATCACCGCATACCAGGACGCAAGCAGCTCGGCTCGGCCGTGGCAGCAGATTGTGCCGCCGGTTTCCGGTATCATGGCCGGCGCGGCCGTGACCACGGAGCCAGGCACAGCCGTGAGCCGCGCGCGGGGTGTGCTCTATACGCAGT